TAGTTGAGATAGAGGGTGGATCTGTAGCAAATGAACCTATGTCTATTGCTTTACAAATAGCCATAGAAACCGCAGTATTACAAACAATAAAAGAGGGTGTAGAAAAAAACTATTGGAGTATAAAAGAATGAAAAAAATACTACTTATGTTACTGATATCTGCACCTTTATGGTCCGCAGATAATGAGATCTATATAGATCAAAGCAGTGGTGCTAGTAACAGCAACATAGATCTAGAACAACTAGGATCTGGCAACATCATAGGTGGATCTGATGCAGTAGCAGGAAGCATGACAGATCTAGATCTAGTAGGCACAGGTTTAACGTTAGATATTAATCAAATAGGTGATAGCAATAAATTTTTAGGTGATATTACTGCTGATTCTTATACAGGGTTCTTTGAGTTTGACGGTGATAGCAATACCTTCAACATGAACACTGATAATACTAATACTTACGGTGCAGACTCTAGCAATATCAATGTTGATGTTACAGGATCTAGCAATACATTTACGCTTAATCAGGCCACAACAGCTATAGCAAGTAATTTAGATTTAGATTGGATTATTAATGGATCTAGCAACACCATTACAGCCGCTATAGATGTAGATAGCGCTACAAACTATATGGATATTGATGGATCAGATAATACAGTGACTTATGATGGTGATGGTTATGCAGGGGGTTATTTTTACCTGGACCATACAGGATCTAACAGAAGCTTTAACATACAACAACAATCTACTTTAGATAATGATTGGCTCAAAATTATCAGTTCTGGTACTAGCACTTCTTCTGTCTGTGTCATCCAAAATGATTCAGGCACAAGTACAAGCTGTCCTTAATATAGGATCTATAAACGAAGTTAATGGCGTTGCTAGAGTTGTAAGAGATAAACCCTATCAAGCCACAGTAGATTTTAACGTTGTATCTTATGACAACGTAGAAACTGCAAAAGGCCGCATGGGTATACGTTTTATTGATGATACTCAAATCAGACTCACAGAAAACTCAAAGATAGTCATAGACGAGTTTGTCTTTGATCCAGATCCAGAAAAATCACAAATGGCACTAACCTTTGCAAAAGGCACTGCAAGATTTGTTAGTAGTAAATTAGGCAAGATACCTAAAAAAAGAATCAAGCTTAAAACTAACAGCGCCACAATAGGCATAAGAGGTACATCGCTATCTGTAACCGTTGATGAATTACAACGCACGATGGTCATACTGTTGCCACAAACAGACGGCAGCAGCAGTGGTGAGATTAGCGTTACAACAGCTATGGGTACAGTTATCTTAAATAAACCCTTCCAAGCAACAGTAGCAACTATGTATGAAAAAGAGCCAACTAAGCCTGTCATATTAGATCTAACTTTAGACTTTATAGATAATATGCTTATTGTTAATCCTCCAAGACAACAACAAGATCTGCAAGAACAAACGCAAGAACAAAACACAGCAGATTATCTTGATTTTGCAGATCTAGAAATTGACTATTTGTCAGAAAACTACCTGGACAATGAAGCAGATCTAGAATTTAGCGAATTAGATATAGACTACTTAGCGCAAGAATTTATGTCTGATTTATTAGCAACTCTAGACGCATTAGACATAGCTAAAGAAGAAGATAAGTTGGACCAGGTTGCTACAAGTATCAAAGTCACAGGAACAGAACTAGGGCAGGATAAAGACACTCAGATAACAACAATCATCACAGGGCAAAAGGTGACGCTTATAAGATCTGTAGGAGATAGTTATAAAATAGAATTAGACGGCGCAAGCGCGTATACGTTAAATCTTTTGCAAAATGAAGTACAAAACAACGTAAGAGTTAACGGTGGTGGCACTAACACCATAACAATAAAGCAAGGATCTTAGTAATTGACATCTCAAAAACGCAACTTACAAATTAACGCATGAAAGAATTACTAAAGTCAGTTGTAGGCGCAGTAGCACCTACTATAGGCACTGCATTGGGTGGACCTCTTGCAGGGCAAGCAATGAATATGGTTTCTCAGGCGTTGGGATGCAAGAACACTCCAAAAGATGTTGAAAAAGCTGTGCAGAACGCCACGCCTGAGCAACTTGCAGAATTAAAGAAACTAGACAATGAGTTCGAAGTTAAGATGAAAGAGCTTGATGTAGATCTCTACAAGCTAGAAACAGCAGACATACAAAATGCTAGATCTTCATTTAGCACAGATTGGACCACAAGAATTGTAGGGATCTTAGTTATTTGCGGTTTCTTAGGTTACATATTCTTAGTAACACTACAGCCGCCAGAACAAAACTCAGAAGCTTTAATAAATCTAGTATTAGGATATTTAGGCGGTTTAGCGTCAGCCATCATTTCTTTTTATTTTGGCGCTTCACAAAGCAAAGATGATTAACGAACTAAAAGCACATCTTATAGAGTTTGAAGGGTTGCGGCTCAAACCCTACCATTGCACCTCTGGCAAACTAACTATCGGTATAGGCCGCAACCTGGATGACAGGGGCATAACAGAAGAAGAAGCAAACGTCCTTTTGATGAATGATATAGCAATAGTGCAAGAAGAACTGTTAGCTAGATGGGATTGGGTTGCAAACTTACCGCCTAGAGCGCAATTGGTAATGATGGATCTTGCATTTAATATGGGCGTACCTGCAATATCAAACTTTCAAAATATGTTGCGAGATCTTAAAGACGGTAATTGGGAAGGTGCTGCGATTAATCTACTTGATAGCAGATATGCGCAGCAGGTGGGAAGAAGGGCAATATATAACGCGCATTTGTTGGAAACTGCTGATGATCATACATTGCCCCAAAAGGTTACTCCGCTTTAGATCCTAAAGAATACAAACCATTGTCCTGGCGTTTAGTCACAACGTCTACATTCTTTTGATAGCAGCGTTGGCGTATGCCTTCACAGATCTTAGGATCTACATCTGTTAACGTACTTCCTAAAGATATAAGCCTGACGTACTCATCATACTTAGTCTTTTTGATAGGTTCATTAGTTATCTTCATGTTGTACCTCTTTGATGCTTATAGTCTTGTTACGCGCGGTATAACCCTCTTTAGCAGGCACTACGCGTTCAGGTTGAGGTTTATACGTGCGAGATCCCCAATTGACTATATAAGTCGTTTTTTCATGCTCTCCGCGCGTTATAGATCCTTTCTTAGCGTTGCTAAGTTGATCCATTAGTTTTAACTCCGCATCCTTCTTAACTTCTGTCCATTGTTTAATAGCAGCGTCAGCTTGCTTATAAAGATCTATGTAGTCTAAAGATTCTTCTGGTAGATCTACAATATCTTCTTCTGGCTCAGGATGTAACATAGCTGCGTCTTTAGAACTGACAGGGGGAAAGTAATCTTTCTCTTTAATCCTGCGGTCCATATCAATAACTAGGTTATGTATACGCTCTACCATTGCTTCATCGCGTGGGTAGACAAAGTAACGCCAATAAATACTTTGATAACATACCACTAGGATCCCATAACTAGCCTGCTTGATATCCATCAAACCCTGCAATTGCATAGGACCACGCCATAGCGGTGGTACATCTTCAGGATAAGCAGAAGTTAGTTTGCACTCTAGTACGCCTTCACCGTTCAGCCATATTTCTTTGCTTTCAGTCATTACATAGATCCCTTTATCAACATCCTCTTTGATAGTTATGCCATCTGGTCTTAAGACGTGGCAATTACCATCTAAGGATCCTTGTAAGGGTATATCAGCATGTCTGACAGGATCTACAATATCTACATCGAATGTGCCTATTCCTAACTCTCTACAAGCAGTCTCAAGCAACACACTTTCTAAAGCGTCACCTCTAGACATGATTGCCGTTTGTTCCTGACGTATGTTCTCACCTGCATCAGCCTTAATAAGATCTGCTAAACATTCATTCGCAGTCTTATAAGGATTCTCACCTGCGGCCGTAGCCAGGATAGAACAAGACATCATGTTATCTTTTGTTAATTTACCTACCATATTTCACCCTCGCTAACTCATCTTGCAACTCTCTAACTGAGGTTGTGCTGATGATAGGTTTAGTCCAGATCTCAGTATAGCCGTCTTTGTTTTTGCGGATCTCTAAGATCTGATTTGTTGGTACTTCTCTAACGCCTGTACCGATAACGTATGGTTTTATGCACTTATTCATAGTTTTCTCCTTATTAAAAATTAATCGCATATAAAAAAACGTTAGCTATCATTACTACGCCTAAGATGGTGTAGCAAACGATAGCCAACAGGAAATCTTGTTTTTGTTTAGGTGTTCTTCTCATATTATCCCCTTGTTGTTAAACGCAAAGAGCAGGCGTTAAGCCTGCTCTTTGTTCCATTGTTTTAAATTTATTGCAGTGTTGTAAACAAGATGTTGTTCATTCTCATTTAAACCGTGATTGTTTTTTAAACTTTCAAGAACATATTCTTTTTTGACGTGCCTAAAAAAATCCTGTCCGTACCATGTGTTTTTGTAGTGATTCAAAGTTCTTTCAACCTTGTGCATATCTATTTTTAATATGTTGTAAATTCTACCTGTATCCATTTTTTTCTCCTTGTTGTTGTTAAATGTTGTCATTTGTTATTTGAATATTAGATTAATTACATGTAAGTTGCAACACTTATAAGTAATTATTTTAAATATTTATGGACACAAAAAAGATGCGAAAATTATCACAACTTTACGTTGATGAGACGCTACACAAAGACATTAAGGGCCTTGCAAGATTGCGACAACAAGACATCAAAGTTATTGTTAGCAATCTTTTTAATGCTGAGTTCAAAACAGATAAGTTCTTTAATTTCTGCAAAGTAAGGCATGGTGCTTACATTGATGAGAAAAGAGCATTTGGAGAAGATCCTGTAGGTTTTGACGCGTACTGTGAAGCGAATTTAGACTATCTTAAAGATGAGTTTCATAAGTCTTTATAGATTACTTTTCATTAATAATAGAGGTGCAATATGTTAGATATGCAATTAGGCGAAAGCCAAGCAAAGTGGATTGCTTACAAAC